CAACTATGTGATATAGTGATATTGGGTTTTATGATTTCTTTATTCATTAGCCCTCCTTTCTGATTGACAGCAACATCCCTCTAGCAATAGAGGGTGAGCTGTATAGACAATACCTAAATACAAAAAAAATTTTTTTACGCACTGCTAGTTATGGGGGGGAACAGCTATACTACACATACCTAAAAAAGTTTTAGGTATCGTGTAGGGGTACACGATTAGAAAAGAAATATGCTTAATCATATAAGACTTTGTAGTCAGGTGATTTGTGTAATTCATTTTCTTTCATAACAGTTTGGACACTGTATAGCAAGACTGCACTTCGGTGCAGTTTTGTGTTATAGTGGTGATTATGAAAATGTACAAAAAGAAAAAATCAATTAAGGGTCGTAAGAAAAAGAAAGGTTACTAATGCCTTACTACACTGCATCAGGTAAAACCTATAAAGGCAAGACACACAAGATGTCAGATGGCACTGTGCATAGTGGTGCAAAGCATACAGCTAGTAGTAAAAAATTATATAAAAGAAAACCAAAGAGAATGTAATGGCAACATACCAGGGTAAATCAGTCACACTTAATAAACCTTCTAGGATTAGTAAGGGTGAACCTGGTCATGGTCGTAAGAAGTTTAAGGTCTATGTTAAGGATGGCGACAAAGTAAAGAAAGTTATGTTCGGTGACCCTAACATGGAAATTAGAAAAGATAACCCAGAAGCTAGAAAATCATTTAGAGCTAGACACAAGTGTGATACAGCTACAGATAAAACATCTGCAAGATATTGGTCTTGCAAGATGTGGTGAGGAGATATTATGCCACATGGTTCAGGTAAAAATAGTTTAGTAGGAAACATTCATAGAAGGCAACAAGCAGGTACTTCTAGGTCTAAGAAAAAATCTACTATATCTAAAAAAGCATATGCTGAAATGAAGCGTGGATGGAAACCTAAAAAAAAGAAATAATTTTGATAATCAACTGTCCTCGTTGTGGTGGTGAGCTACTACCAAAACATGACATGAAGTGTCAAAACAAAAAATGTAAGAATTATGGAAAAAAATAAATTATGTTACGCAGGAGGATGTCATAGAGTATTGCCGAAAGGTAGGTCAAAATTCTGTAGTGATAGATGTTCTAACAGAATTAAGATGCAAAAGAAAAGGGCTAAAGATAAAGGTATAGAATGGAAACAAGATGAAAAAGAATTATCTATACCTAGTAAAAATGTTGAATCACGCAGAGGTAAAGTTTACAACGACATTATAGAATCTGGTTTAGCAGAAGAAATACTAAAAGAAAAAAATACATTAACAGATGTAGCAAAAATATTAGGAACAACTGTTGGTGCTGTATCTATGGCATACAACGCATACATACAAGATTTAGAAACAAAAGCTGCACAAGACAAATGGGAACTACCACAGGTTGCAGAAAAATCATTAGAAAGTTTTAGTAAATTTAGAGATAGATATTTCCAAACAGAAACAGGAGAACCATACGAAACACCAGATTTTCATATTAAGTGGATTAACTCTATTTTAGATGCTATAGAAAATGGTGACCAACAAATGATATTGTCACCTCCACGACATGGTAAAACAGACCTCTTAATACATTTTGCAGTGTGGCTCATTTGCACGAAACCTAACATTCGTATTTTGTGGGTTGGTGGTAACGAAGAGATTGCAAAGAATGCAATAGGTTCTGTACTTGACCAATTAGAAAGTAACGAATTGTTAATAGAAGAAATATGTGGACCAGGACCTAAATTTAAACCTACAACAAGAACAGGTAAGTCCTGGTCACAGAGTGGTTTTACTGTAGGTACTAGAACAGTGACAGGTATAAAGTCACCAACAATGGTAGGCATTGGTCGTGGTGGTAAAATACTTTCTCGTGACTGTGACTTAATTATTGCAGATGACATTGAGGACCACACTTCTACTATGCAACCTGCATCAAGAGAAAACACCAGAAGTTGGTGGACAACAACATTGTCTAGTCGTAAAGAGGAACATACAGCTATGGTCGTTATTGGTTCTAGGCAACATTATGATGACCTGTATTCACATTTGTTAGACAACGAATCTTGGAAAACTATTGTAGAAGAAGCACACGACACAGGTTGTAATTTACCTGACTGGAACGAAGATGAACATGTAGATTGCATGTTGTGGTCTGGTAAAAGAACTTACAAATGGTTAATGGATAGAAAAAGAGCAGCAGAAACTACAGGTGGTAGAGCTATATACGAAATGGTATATTTAAATGTTGCTATGCCTGATGGACTTGCATTATTTGACAGAGTAGAAATAGAAGAGTGTCGTGACCAAAAGCGTGACATAGGACACATACCACATGGTACAAGATTGATTGCAGGATTAGACCCTGCATCTACAGGTTATCAAGCAGCTTTCTTGTGGGCATACGAACCTGTAGAAAATAAATTGCACATGGTAGATATGAACAACAGTTTAGGTGGTGGTATTCCACAAGCACTAGAAATAATTAAAGAATGGTGGATGAAGTATAACTTGTCACACTGGGTTATAGAAGAAAATGGTTTTCAAAAAGCAATACGACAAGATAAAAGTATTAGAGAGTTTGCATCAGGTCATGGTATATTTTTAGAAGGACACGAAACATTTAAGAACAAGTTTGACCCATTGTATGGTGTGACAGCTATGCGACCTATGTTTCAAGAAAAAAATATTTCTTTGCCATATCTTAGCTTTGAAGCACAAGAGAAGGTAAACTTATATACAAGTCAGTTGGTGTATTTTAGTTCTGCAAAGAACAAAAGCAAGACAGTGGGTACAAAGACTGACATAGTTATGGCTAGTTGGTTTCCAATGAGAGCCATAAGAAGAATGCAGAAGGAACGCTTTGCAGAGTTGGGGTACGATTATAGTCCTAGCTTTTCAGGGTACGAACCTAGTAATATGGATTTAGATAATTGGAGTTAAATGCCTTTAAGTAGTAAAAAATTATACGACAAGATAGATTACCTAAGAGTAATTAATCAAGAACAAATGATTGATAGGTCTAGGATTCGTGACATTATGAATGGTGGTGAAGCTGCAGTAAAAGCACTTCTTGGTAATTCAGTCAATGTAGAATATCACGAACTACCTGCACCTAATTTATTTTTAACAGCACTAGAAAGATTTGCACAAAAACTAGGTAGAAGTCCTGATTTAAAAGTAGATATTATAAACGAAAAAGATAGCGAAAGAGCTAGAAAGAAATCAGAAAAATTAGAACGAATTGTTACTTCATACGATAAATTTCAAAAACTACACATGCAGTTACCACAAGCTGCAAGATGGTTACCTGGTTATGGTTTTATAGCATGGACTATAGGACACAAAAGAGATAAAGATGGTAACCCTTATCCTTATGCTGAACTACAAGACCCATTTAGTTGTTATCCTGGAATATTTGGTAACGACCAACAACCTAAAGAATTAGCAATAATTCGTAGAGTGCCACACACAATATTGGCAGAACAATATCCAAATGCTAAACAGTACATATTTCAACAACAAGAAAATGATGATGGTTTTCAAAACCCATATTCTGCGTTAATAGATAGTACAGATAGAGCAGGTGGTTGGGCTAACTCTACAGGACATGGAAAAGTTGTAGTTGAGTATAGAGATGAGGAAGGAACTTATGTGTTCTTACCTGAAAACAAAAAGATTATAGATTTTATGCCTAATGTATTAAAGTCAGGACCTTGTTTTGTTATAGCTAAAAGATATGCGTTTGACCAAATGCAATCACAGTTTCAACACATCACAGGTCTTATGGCAAATATGGCAAAAATTAACATACTTGGAACTATTGCTATGGAAGATGCAGTATTTACAGAAACAAACATTGTTGGTGAAATTGAATCAGGAAAATATAGAAAAGGCAGATTTGCTGTTAACTATCTAACACCTGGTTCGCAAGTGTCAAAGCCAGTCAACAATCTACCATATCAATTATTTCAACAAGTAGATAGACTTGAACGACACTTGCGACTTGGTGCAGCATATCCAGTATCTGATGATGGACAATCACCTAACGCATTTGTAACTGGTAGAGGATTAGAAGAACTAGGACAATCTGCATCACTGCATGTCAGAGAATATCAAACAGTTCTTAAAGAAGCATTACAAGAGTTAGATGCTAAAAGATTAGAATATGATGAAATAATGTTTCCTGGAGTTCGTAAACCTATTGCAGGTAGGCACAAAGGAACTGCGTACAAAGAATCTTATACACCTACATCAGATATATCAGAAGTATATGAAACAAGAAGAGTGTATGGCGTAATGGCAGGTTTTGATGAACCACAAAAAATTATTACAGGGTTGCAATTAAAACAACAAGGAATTATTGATACACAGACATTACAAGAAAACATGGATGGATTAGATAACATTACTAAGATACAACAACGAATATCTGCAGAAAAAGCAGAAACAGTTTTGTTTGAATCTCTTATGGCACAAGCTGCACAAGGTAATCCTAAAGCAACTATTGCTGCTATAGAAATAAGAAAGAATCCACAAAAAATGTCAG